GTGTACCCCCACAAGTAAGGCCATTCCTTGACCTCTATGAGTCCGAAGAGGAAGTAACGGCTTGTGTGGAGCCATTGGAGTCTTTTCCTGTCTGAGAATCTTGCGCCGAACGGAGTTCTTGAAGGGTATGTTCTGCTTCCCTCATCGTCATGTTCATCAGCGTACCCTTTGCCTCTGTCAAGCACATGGTAGTACCCAAGAACTGAACCCACGGAACTTTTTTTTTGCCCTCATTGAGCAATTCGTGAAGCTGAGCGTCGCTGTATTCCTTGACATAGTAGAACCACCGCCACAGGAGCCAATAGCACAGTTTCAACTTAACCCAGCTGTTTAGGATGAAGATTGCAGCCGCCTTGCACGCAAGCTTGTTGTCCGACAGCACCTCCCTAAGAATGTCGTTCTTGTCCCCGTCTTTCGGGTCTTGATCGTCGGTGTCTGCCTTGTGAAGCAACAGCCTTGACAGCTTGACCATCTGACCGTTTCTCAGCCATCGTATCTTGTACTTCTTGTTTGTTCCCTCAATCCTAACGACCGTGGCATCATTGTCCCTCGCGGAGATGTATTCCCTCTGTTGTCCCTCTGTGGGCTGCTTGATTTCCGGCTCTTTTCCTATTTCTGACATATCATCTTGTTTTTACGCACATCCCTCAACGAAAAGAGGGCGTGGGGCTACCAAGAACCTCCGCCCTCTCCGTGAGTGATATGCCTGAATGAATCTTTTTACCTTGTACCTCTTTATGCACCGGCTGTTGCGGGCTCCAGAATAGCCATGCTTGCGGGGTCGCCGCCATTTGCCAAAGACCCACTCACCTTGACATACAGAGGCTTGTTGCTGTCGTCGTTCATAACAGTAGCGTACAACTTTGTGTCCTTGATGAACACGGCGCTTGCGCCGTCCTCGGAAACGCCAATAATTCCAAGATGGATAGCCTTCTGTGTCTGAGCGAAACTCTTACCCTTCAAGGATGTCTTTGCGTCGTCGCCAGTAATGTCACCTGCGCCCTTGACTTCGAGGTCATTCTGCTTGAAGCCCAAGCTCTCCAACACGTTCGTCTCGTAGGTGGGGACATTGAACTCAATGGTGCTATCACCCGGTGTCATGCTGGATGCCCAGTCTGCGGTCTGACCGTACACGTGGAAGTGGTTGACACTTGGAGTACCGCCGTTGTAGTTGAAACTGCCCTGCTCAACAGGATAGTTGAGAATCTTAGCCACTTTGGTCAGGTCAACGGCTCCTGCTGTAACAGTAAAGCCACCTACCACCGCATAGATCTCAGAGATGCCCATGTGCACCTTACCAGCTGCGTCTGCTTTCTTTACAATTGTTGCTGCCATAATTCTATAGAATTAAATGTTAAACATTTTTTATATAAATCCTAAAACTTATCCTTGAACACTGATAGCCGTATTGGTCTGCGCCCATGTACTGCAAGTCGGGGTGTATGCAGGAGAAACCGTCTCCGTCAATAGGAAACAGCTTGCGCACCTGCTCTGATAATGCAGTGAGGTCGCCTATGTTTGGGGTATTGTTGCTTTTTGCTTTGGAGAACACATAGATGATGCCCGTTGTACTCGTCTGCTCGTCTGAGTATCCTGTAAGCTGCCGTCTGAAAGCCGTGGGCAAGTCAATAACAGCGAAGTGTTTCACCTCTTCATCGAAGCTGTTGGGCCTCGTGAGGTAAAAGTATTTCTCCGTGACAGGCTTGATAGTCTCGCCTATCTTGAAGAGTATCTTCTGTGTCATTGTCATATCTGCCATAGCGTATCAAATTTAGAATGGGACATCATCTGTCGGTGAACCTCCGAATGGGTCGTCCTGTGAACTCTGAGGCTGTGCAGGCGTGTCAGAAGGCACGAATGTGATATTTGTACCCAAGCCCGGCTGTACACGGAAGCCATCCCGACCCATTTGGTCAAGGATGAAATCCCTGTTATGCAGTATTTCTTCCATACTCAGACTTACACCTTCTTTGTATGCCGTATTCTTGGCGAATATATCATCCCAAATATCCGTGCTTAACCCGGAGTTTACCGGTTTGATTTCACTATCGAATATGAAGAATTTTCTTATCTGCTCGACTTTGGAGGTATACTCGTCTTCTACAAGCGCAAGACCCGTTGAGGCTCTGTATTTTTCCATCTCCTCAGCATACTCCACGGGATAGCCCAATGCTATCACGTACCCTTTCCTTATGTGGGGTTTGAAGTTGGAAATGAAATCCATTGCGTCCTGCATACCTTGTTTGGAGGTGTTCGTCCTGATGCCTGCCAAGAACGTCGATGAAGCGTCACTCCAATCAGGTCCGTTCACGCCTTTCGGATAGCCGTCCGTGGTATTCATCCTGTCCCTGAACTTCTCTCCGAATATGTAACGTCTGAGAGAGCCGTCTTTCTTGGCTGTCATCTTACCCATAATGGGAGGTTTGCCTACTAACTTGCTCCCAAGCAAAATGGATATGTTGACTCCGTTTTTCCACACTCCGCATACAATGGAGTTAATGAAGTTTCCCGTATAGTTGTGGCCAATATCATTGGCCGTAAGCTGTTCACGGTAGTACAGGGCACGTTGCAACACCTGCCGTGCAAGGGTGACGCATTTGCTGTCCATCTCTGCGCCAAGCTGCTTTTTCCAAGCATTCATTATGTCCTCTACCTGCCCCATCAGTTATTGTATCTAAAGAGTATGTCCGTTCCGAGATTGTTCGGCCTTGGGTCTATCACGGTTCCCCACTCCTTGAAAGCTCCTTTGTTGACCTCCACCAAGTCCCCTTTCTTTGGAACATTGTCCTCCGTCCACTCGTCCTGTCTCACAGGCAAGGCGAGGTCACGAACCTGCGTGATTACTTCTCCCTTGTCCGACGTAGTGTCGTGGTCGTAGCTCCTGCACTTCCCCTCATACAGCACCTTCTCCGTGGTCTGCTCGGTATCGTCCTCGTCCACATTCGGGTCGTCGGATACCCTCGCCTTGGTTGTCACCACACGGTATATCTTGCATGTATGCGGAAACCTTGGATTCTTGATTCTTGCCATAGTCGCTATCCGTGAAGTCCTCCGTAATTCCTTACGTCATGGAATCCGCTTCCTTTGAAGCCCCATTGAGAGTTAGCTACGGCCGTCAAGCCCCATTTCTTGCGGAGCTCGTTGGCCATAGCGAGATAACGGTTGGCGGCAAGGGCAGACATCTGCTCTCCTCCTTCCTCGTGGCTCCATCGTCCGTCAGCATCCTTGATACTTTGCGAACGGGTGGGAGAACCAGCTATCCAAATAAAGATGGATGCCAAGGCGAGGTCTTTTTGCTTGTCTGTAGCCTCCATTGCCGCTGTGCCGGGTTCAACCTGTGCGTCAACGAGTGCCGACATCATCGCATCATCAGTGATGTCGATATTCCTCACTTTCCCCCTGAGATAGGACTCAATAGTGAATGTCTGCTCTTGCTCTGCCATAACTATCAGTGTTTTATGTTACTTACTTGTCTGCCTGCACCTTCAAGATTGCGAGGTCGTGGGTGTTGCGGAATACAGGGCCAGCCTGCAAGCCGAAGTCCACGATGTTCTTGATAGGACGCTCCTGCCATGTTGACAACACTGCGATTCTGTCCTCAACGAACGAGTACAGAGATGTGCTTGCGGTAGGACCAGCCTTCAGACGGTCACGATAGATAGAGTTCGTGCACTTGATGGTGAAAGGCTTGAACTGGCTGTTTGCGGCCACCATAACCTTCGGGTCAAATGCGGGCTCATCCAACTGAGGCTTGCCGTCTTCCTCGTGACGGGTCTTGAAGTCGATAACATCGAACGGCCAAATGCCGAGACCGTGGATGATAGCGAGCTCCTCGTCCTGTGTGAGCAACAAGCTGCCCTGCAACGAAGTGTTGACGTTGCGGAACTCGGCACGTGCCATACAAGAGGAAATCACCTTCGGATGAGCAAGAAGCTTGTCAAGCAGTGTCTTGCTGATCTTCCAATGGTCTACGGCGAGCTGTAAGCCGTCAGTCAGATACTTCTGCATGTCCACGATGTCCTTGACAGGATCAGCGGCTTCATTTGCAGAACCGTCCTTGTTGAACAACATGGTTGTGACATCGAGCTTGTGACCTTTCTCCAACGGGAACTGGAAGTCGTACTTGCCACCGTCAACAGATGCCTCGTGGATCTCTGCGGTAGAGAGCGCGCTCAACACCATGTGAGACAACTCGTTATGAATACCGCCAAGCATGTTCGATGAGTTCTGAATAAGACTGTCTACCATAAGGTTCTCAAACGGAGTACCCTCAAGCTTGGAACGCTTGCGGAGCGTCTTGAAATCGTCTTGGTCGATGCTGAAAGAGTGACCAAACTCTGGAACGGAACCCTTGTAGACATTCCATCCTTCAGTGCTTCTCTGAGGCTTGTTACCATCAGGGCCAAGGATAGACGCACGCACGAGAATCGGTGTCTCCTTCATACCCTGTACCCACTCGGTATCATCGGTAGGCATACCCCAATCAGCGTAGCGACGCCAGATAGCCTCATTGTATTTCTGATTAGCCGTGTTCAGGAGGACACCGAAAGAATCGGCTCCAAGGAACTGGCTAATGTCATAAGAATAAAGTGTGTTGCTTCTCATAAATCAGTCCTCCTTTTTATTTGCGGTTAGAAAAATAGAATGCGCATCCAGCCTCACGAAGCTGTGTCTTGATGTCGTCAGTGATCGGGAACGTCCTACGTGCGAGCACGGGATACTCACAGAACCACACTGCGTCGCCGAGACATGCCGTGGCATACGGGTCGAGGCAGATGTCGCAATAGAGCAGGGCATTGGCCTTTACACCAGCCTTTCCTACGCTCTTCGGATAGAGAGTAAGAACAGCACCTTCCTTTGCTGCTGCGGGAGCTGCGCTGAATGTTACTTTGTAGGTGTCGTCTGCGTCCTCTACGGCGGTGACAGTCTCGCCCGTCGGAGCAATCATACCAACCTTTACGGGTACTCCCCACTCGGACTTTGCAACGGTGACTACGGCGTCAGCAACACTCTTTACTGGGATAGTGTAGATAGGAGTGATGGTACGCTTGTCCTCGTCAACACTGACAGGTGCGCCTGCGGGAAGCACGTTTCCGGGAAGCGGAAGGTCTTCAAGATTGAAGCTGAATCCGCCTACCAGCATGTAAGGCTTTCCTTCAAAAACCTTACGCACACCGCCGTACTTCTTGGAGTACTTGACGGTCTGGTTAAATTCTGTACCTTGAATCATACTTCTGTTAATTAAAATTGTTTGTTATTTAAAACTCTTCCGCAGTGCCTCTGCGTCATTAGCTTCTTTCTGAGCTTCTTGCGCACGTTGCTTGATGTAGTCATCTACCAAGCCTTTCCCCGTGCCGCCGGTGCCAGTTCCACCAAAAGGTTTTCCACCGTCACCGTAGAAGTCTTTTACGATTGCCATATAATCCTTCTCGGCCTGTAACTTCAATACATCCATGTCGGGATTGTCGCCAATCTTCAAGTTCTTTATAGCAAGGCTCACAGCTGGTTTGTAAGATGCGCCCTTGTCAGACAGGTAATCGGAAATCTGCTTGCGAATACCGCTTTCAAGGCTCTCCTTTTGCTGCTTGTTGTAGTTCTCCATGAACCCGTTTACCGAAGAAGTAAGCTTACCAATGGCTCCGTCTTCTGATAAAAGCTGCTTGTTGTTTTCGGCAAGCAATGTTTTTACCTGCTCAAGGATGTCCGGGTTTGTACCCTTTCCGTCGCCACTGCCTTCCGCAGAGCCTTTATCTTTCTTGTCTTTTAAGGAAGCCTCCCACTCAGCCTTGGCTTTTGCCACTGCATCGGCTACAGCTTTCTTGTTAGCCTCTCCCTGCTCAGCTGCCCATGTGTCCTTGCCTTTTGCAATTCCGTCTGCTACGTCATGTCGGTACTGGCCAACAAGCGAGCTTAGCATCTGAACAGGCACTTTCCATGTGTCATCTGTGACTTTAGCGTCGTCTGCGAACATTGGAAGTGCAGCCGTAGCGATCTCATCATAACTTCTATCGGAAACAGCAGCCGCATTATCTCCGAGTCTGCTTCTTAAACCCTCAATAAGAGATTCTTTCTCCATTACTATAAAATTTAGATTGTTTATGACAAGTTTTTCTTGTCTATTTACTTGCAAATATACAGAAGATCACAAAAAACAAAAAAATATTTACCTAAAAACAATCGGTTTTCTGTAAATTTTTCCTTTTATGGATTGATTATTAGTATATTTGCGGTTGTTTATATAATGTATTTATGGTAAATTTAACTGGATTAACAACGCCAAGCGGAAAACCCATAATGGCGTGCGAAGCCGCAGAGAAACTGCGAGAAAAGTTTTCATCCAATGGAAACGCTGTGAACTTCATTGCTCAAGAAGGGCCACAGGAACAAGGTTTGTCTTCTAATGTAGACATTCTTATCACGGGAGGAAACCGTGGTGGAGGTAAGGCAAACAGCTATGCAACACCAGTGGCCACGCCGAATGGCTTTAAGCTCATGGGCGAACTGAAAGTCGGAGACAAGGTGGTCACGCCTTGGGACGGCATTCAAGAAGTGACAAACATCTACGAGCAAGGAGTGCGACGATGTTATGTGTTCCACTTTGACGACGGCACGACATCCACCGTCATGCCAGAGCACAGATTCCTCGTCGGGAAACCCGGATGTGAGAAATACACCGTTATGACGGCAAAAGAAATTCTCAATCACTACAAATTGGGCGGACAGGGTATGTACGCACTCAGAGAAGGAGAGACGGATTTCTACGAGATTCCACTGCCGCCTCCTGTGAATTTCGAGAACGGGATCACTATGGAGAAACTCCCTATACACCCGCATGTGCTTGGCATGGCCTCAGCATACGGCTATTATGAGTTCTCTAAGTATGGGCTCAGAATAGAGAGATACGACCGATCCACATACAGACACATGTATGCAATGGGATTGTTTTTGAAGATCGTAGGAAAGTATGGATATGCCACGGGTATACCAGACGCAGCGAGAAAGACTATTACGTCAAGGAGAACCCGAATCCCCGCGTTTATACCCGACGAGTATATGTACGCAGATGTTGAGAGCAGAATTTCCTTTGTTCAAGGTGTGTTCTATATGAACGCTCATTCCATACGTTCCAAACAATGCGGCTCGATTCTCTATATAAAACTGCCAAACAAGAAATACATAAATCAGCTCGCGCAAATGTGCAGGAGCCTCGGATGGTGGGCAAATGTAATAGAAGAGCGAGATGAGGTAGACGGAGTCCCTACATGGAAGATGGTGCTGAAAGCGCCGGACGAGAGAATCCCCGGAAGATGTGTTCCGCAACTTAAATTCAAGAGCCTTAGAGCTATGGCGTCTGTTCCTCAATCAAAGTCAGACATCCACGGGCTTAGAAAGAAGATCATCCGCATCAATGGAGCTTCGGAGAACTTGAGGTGCAGATGTATCACCGTCAGTGGGAACGACCATCTGTATATGACTGACGGGTACACTATCAACCACAATACCTTTCAGCTGCTGATGGGCGCCTTGTACGACATTGACAAGAGCCGTTTCAATGCCATCATCTTCCGTAAGGAGAAGGACGACCTCACGAATATCATCAGAGACTCACAAGCGCTTTACAAGGGAGAGGGTGCTTATAACCGCTCTAAGGACGATATGACATGGTACTTCAACAGCGGGGCAACGCTGTCTCTCACATACTATGCCGGGGCATACAAGGATTTTATTGACCGCTTCCAAGGCCGTCAGTATGCGTACCTCGGCATTGACGAGATAACACAGATAGACTACCCGAAGTTCAAATACCTGCAATCCATAAACCGTAATGCGTGCGGCATAAAGAACAGAATCATAGGTACATGTAACCCCGATCCTACGTCTTGGGTAAGGACATTCATAAGTTGGTGGATTGGTGATGACGGCTATCCTATACCGGAGCGTGACGGCAAGGTAAGATACGTCTACATGAAAGGAGAGGACGTGAACGAGGCCGTATGGGGAGACACACGGGAAGAAGTTTATGAGCAGTGCAAGGATGAGATAGACAGACTATGGGAGCATACATGGGGAAATGTCAATGACGCCCCGGCGGGATATACCCCGCAACGCATGTTCACAAAGTCCGTGACTTTCATTCGTGCTGAGCTCAAATACAACAAGATACTTGTCAAGAGTGACCCGTCATACTTCGCAAACCTCGCCCAACAGTCTGATGAACAGAAAGCCCGTGACCTCATGGGTAACTGGAATTTCATGTCGATGGGCGATGACCTGATAAAGATGTCTGACTTGCAGGCTTGCTTCGACAACGCCCAACAGACTGATGACGGGGTAAGATACGCTTCATGCGACGTGGCTTTCACGGGAGGCGATAACTGTGTGACATGGCTATGGATTGGACATCATGTACAGGACATCTTCGTATGCAAGCTTAACTCTAAAGATACATGCTCGGCAATCAATGCCAAGCTCGAAGAGTGGGGCGTTACCCAAAATCATTTCACCTATGACCTCAACGGCCTTGGGCAGACTTTCAAGGGATTTTTCCCACATGCCGTCCCGTTCAACAATATCGAGGCCGTGAAACCAAAATACAAGAACATATACGACAATATCAAGAGTCAGTGCGCATATACTTTCGCCGAGGATATTCTTGAGCGTCGTATAAGTTTCAACAAGTCTATTCTCAGCAGGAAGTTCAGCGGCAAGCACTTCAAGAACAGAACATTAGGTGATATTCTGATGATTGAGCGCAAGTGTATACGCCAAGATACCGACAAGCAAGACAAAGGATGGTGTCTGATAAAGAAAGCTCAAATGAAGACGCTTGTCGGTCACTCTCCCGACTTCTTTGAGAGTCTCTTGATGAGAAAAATATTCGACATTAAACAGCCAAAGATGGTAGTTCCTTCATGGGCTCATAATTTCTAAATCAATCATAACATGGCAGAATATATTCAGTCCGTTTCGGCAGAGGACATCAACAAGAAAACGCCGACAAAGCGCTCGTTGCGCACCAAGAAGCCTTTTGTCCGTATACTTCCATACGGACACTACGACCACGGAACGATTATCACTGGCACCGTGCGTGAGGAAGCACCCGTAAAAGAGTATATGCGTCGCAAAAGGGTTACGCAAGAGGATTTCCTACGTGAGCTTGACCCCGCCGGGCATCTCATCAACGACCGAGAGTATTATCCGGACATTTGGCGACAGAATACGGATGAGTCGGACAAGGAGAACTTCGGAAAGTGGTTCTTGCAGGAGGTACCGAGATATTCTTTCGCATTCCAACAGATCATCCTTCAAAAACAGCTTACCCACCTTTGTGGAAACGACATTCAGTTTGAATTGTCTGACAAAGATGACAACGATGCGAACAACAACACGTTCAACGAGTTCAGACGTGGATGGGCAAAGAAGAACATGGAAGTGGCATGGTACAAGAGTGCCAAGTCTGTCAAGGCCACTGGAGACGGTGCTCTTATTGGCTTCCTCGACAACGGGAAGTTCGGTTGGAAGATAGTTTCCTTCCTCGATGGAGACAGACTGTATCCTCATTATGACATGAGGACGGGGCGGCTGATGTGCTTCGCTCGTGAGTTCACGGACATCGACGACACGACGCTCGCCTCTACTGATTACATCGAGGTATGGGACGACAAGTATTATTACAGGTTCTCTTCTTCCGCTGAGACATCCGCACCTCTTTGGGACAGCGTGGATTCTCTTGTAAAGTCCAAGTTCGATACCGACGGGTATGTCTGTGAAGAGATGTCTCCACACAACTTCCCGTCTATCCCTGTGGCATACAAGAGAGATGACAACGGACCTTGCTGGACTGCCTCTGAGGAAAGCATAGAGAACTACGAGATGGCGTTCTCTCGCCTTGCTCAGTCCAACCATGACTTTGGCTTGCCAATCATGTATGTCAAGGGAGAGGGCTCTACTGAGCTGTCCAACGCTGACCTTACACACGCCTCAAAGATTTTCTTCCTGCCGTCTGACGGAGAGATTGGCTTCCTTAACCGTCAGGATGCGTCAGCCGCATACAACGCTGAGTTGGAGAAGTTGGAGGAACAGATTTATAAGCAGTCGTTTACCGTCAAGGCTCCTGAGCTCAAATCGGGTGATACGCCGGGTGTGGCTATCAAGCTGATGTACTCTGATGCCTATGAGAAGGCTATGATAGACTCGCAGGAATATGATGCGTTCATTGACAAAGTGGTTGAAATCTTCCAATATGGATATGGCGTGGAGACGGGAAGACTTCTTGATTTCCAAAAGGTCAACATCAGCCACTATATCAAGCCATACGTCCATCAGAACGATCAGAATATCATAAACGACCTCTCGATGTCTATTCAGAACGGCTTCATCTCTAAGCAGACAGCCTCTGAGAAGAATCCGTATGCTATCCCGTCCGAGTGGACTCGCATCGTCAACGAGAAGAAAGAACAGGAACAGATGGATCTGTTGCTACAAGAGCAGAAGCTCGACGTACAGAACTCTGCCAATGTTGACATGCAGGGTCAGCTTATTGATATGCAGACGGATGCGAACATCAAGGCTGCTGAGGCTCAGGCTGACATCAATAACGACATCGACACAAAGAATACGAGCGGAAACAATGGAGACGAGGGTTCTGATGACGACAAGAAGAAAGTCAAAAAGGTTACTGTAAAGAAAGGATCTGTAGCCACTGGTGGTCGTGGAGGAAGGCCGAATCTGTCAGGCAGAGTCTACACGGAGTCGAGAAATTGGTTAGGCCGCTCAAACTGGGATAAGTTCGATGCACGCCAATAATATAAATTAGGTTAAAAAACATAGCGATAAACAATCCATATCTTGTTTATGTGATTGTTTATTGCTAATTTTGCGGAAAGCTTAATTAATATTATTATGGAAAAAGAAATTTGGAAAGACGTTGTTGGTTATGAGGGGTATTATCAAGTCAGCAACTTAGGGAGAGTAAAAAGATTAGCAAGGGAATCAGTAGATTCAATGGGACGCAAGATGCCTTACGAGGAAATTATCCTTAAAACGCAGATTTCCCATCAAACTGGATACCCTTGCGTGAATCTGTCAAAGAACGGAGAAGTCAGGACAAAGAACATCCATACGCTTATTGCAGATGCTTTTATACCAAACCCAGACAACCTCCCGTGCGTCAACCACATAGACGAAAACAGATCCAATAGTGTTCTATCGAATCTTGAACGTTGTACCTACGCTTACAACAATGCTTACGGACGCGCTTGCGCAAAAAGAAAAGAAACAATGCGCAGAAATTCTGAGGGTAAGCACAAAATTATATACCAATTCGACTTGAGCGGAAATTTGATAGCCGTTTACAATGGTGGAATCGCCCAAACAGAAGAAAAGCTTGGTTATCTTATAGGATCTTGTTTAACGGGCAAAAGTAAAACCGCTCATGGGTATGTTTTTTCATACTCAAAAGTGTTCTCATACGAAGAAGATAAGCCTAAAAGACATCAGAAATACGTAAAATTAATCAATAACAGTGGGGATACAATTCAAGTCTACAAAAGTGTATCTGAGGCTGCTAAGGCTCATGGTTTCGATAGACACATATTTTCTATTGAGGTAAAAAAGCATAATGATAATACCGTTCTTATAAACGGACTAAAATTTATCATTGAGAAGAAAGAAAACGAGTTTATTCCTACTGGCCATAAGGGTCCAAGGCCGGACTTGATTGGCAAAGGCGCAAAGCCCGTATGCCAATATGGGAAAGACGGGAAATTCATAAAAGAATACCCAAGCGTAAAAGATGCTGCAATAAGTTTAGGAAACAGACACTACGCAGGGGATATTTCAAGTTGTACAAATGGTCGATTAAAGACCGCTCATGGATATATATGGAGCCATGACAAAATGGAATATATAACCCCTTTTAAGAATGAGGCTACCAAGAAGATATTACAATTATCCTATGACGGCTCAATAATACAGACATATAACTCAATTGCTGATGCGACAAAAGCTTTTAATGGCAAATCAACATCCAACATTGGAAATTGTCTTACTGGTAAGAACAAAACCGCTTATGGTTACATTTGGAAATACGCTGACGATAAGAAATAGCAACCTATGTCTAAGGATATTACATTAAAACTCCCAAGCGGTATCAATGCGCCTACACAAGAGGACATCGCAGCCGCAAAGGAGTATGTCTTGGAGAGGTCGAGGGCAGAGATAGCTCTCGCCTCAGCCGTTGACGACATACTAAAAGAGTATGCCGAGAGAATGATACGTGTGTGCTACAAATACAACATAGACCCACAGAACTTCTCCTTTGGAGCGAATGATAGCATGAGGCAAGAAATATACGCTATTTTGGACGATTTGTTAGAGGAGCTGTTATCACTCATCGAGGAAGATTCAGTGCCTCAGAAACGCAAAAACAAGCACTATGGGGCAATTATAAGTTGGTTGGCAACGCTCGGCACGCATAACAAAGACTTGAAATGGACTACACAGTATTACATATCAAGGTTTTCCAAAGACGTTGAGGCTCTCGTAGCGGCAATGAAGTATGCAGGATATGACGTGAATAAGGCTGTGAACCGCTCAAAGTCAATACTCCATACGTTGTACACCTCACCCGAAGTATTGGCAGCGATGAAGTCGGGAAAGATGTTCAACGCAGAGGGCATTATAAGCGGAGGCACGAAGTATGACCCATTCACCCATAAACCTTCTGTAGGGCTGTCCAAATACGGGGCAACTAACCTTGTCACAATGGCCCGCTCCACACTCGCAAAGGCGTGGATGGAAAGCCTCTTCTTGGAGAAGGAGGAGGACGGGATGACCGGGTATTATGTGTTTCGTGGCAGCACGTACTCATGCCCAAACATCTGTGACATGCAGACAGGGTGGTTTCACCCGATGAGCAGCGGTATGGTTCTACCAATTCACTCTAACTGCTACTGCTATGCGGTATTCGTCAAAGGAGACTTAGGAGAGATTGGCTTTTACAAACCACTTAATTTAAGATGATATAATAATAAAAACCATTAAAACTATGTAGAAATATTTGATTATTTGAATTCTTCTTCTTATATTTGTAATACGAAGAGTGATAAAGAGTTAAATAGGATTTAGAAATGAGATTAGTCTATAAGTTTTGCATACGCCACACAGAAGAACTTGATAGATTGTTTAAAATTTCAAACAATCTGTACAATCAGGCGTTGTATCTGTTTCGTCAGAGACTGAATGCAGACGGTACGTGGACATGGTATAACGACATGGATAAGCTTATGAAAAAGACCCTCAACCTTGACGGTCTGTGTAACTATAGATTATTGAAATCACAATGTTCTCAGCAAGTTCTACGTGTTCTCGATAAGAATATTAAGTCTTACTGTAAAGGTATTAAGGATTGGAAGAAACACCCAGAAAAATACAATGGGATGCCTAAGATGCCTAAATACCGAAAGCGTGGTGGTATGTTCAACTTATATTATACCAATTATGCGTGCAGTATTAAGAATGGAAGAATCCGACTTGCTAAGGATTTGTTTGTCTCCATCCCACAATGGGAAAAATATGACGAAAATCTAAAGTCGTTACATCAGGTGCGCTTAATACCTAACAGTCGTAACATCAAGGTTGAAATTGTCTATGAAAAGGAGATAGAACAAGCTGATGTTGATAAGACAAAGTATGCTTCTATTGACCTTGGAATTGATAATCTCGCTACGATGGTTACTTCTGAAGGCTGCACGATTTATAGCGGCAAATATCTCAAATCTTACAATAACCACTTTAACAAAACGCTCTCTCACTTGCAGTCTATCAAGGATCGGCAAGGAATAAAACGAACGACAAGAAGAATCACTCGTATGTACGACAAACGAGACCGCTATTTTGAGGATGCCTTTCACAAGGTAAGCCGTCAGATTGTCGATACGCTTGTGCGGAAACACATAGGAACGCTGGTTGTAGGCTACAATGCCGGATGGAAACAAAACGCCGACATGGGCAAAAAGAACAATCAAAAGTTTGTTCAGATGCCTTTTGCGAGACTGGCAGGCTATCTCCGCTATAAGTGCGAGATGATTGGGATTAAGTTCATTATGCACGAGGAAAGTTACACAAGCAAGTGTGATGCTCTTGCTCTTGAACCTATTGGGAAGCATAAAACATATCTTGGGCGCAGGGTAAAGCGCGGACTGTTCCGTTCCTCGACCGGGAAGATGATTAATGCTGATCAAAACGGAGCTTTGAACATCCTTAGAAAAGTAGTCGGCGATTCTGAGTTTACTCGGATAGTCGGTAGCGGGCACTCGTTATGTCCGATACGATACCGCAATCCGTTTCAAACGGTTGCAGGAAGTATGTAAAAAGTAGAATAATTATTAACACATTTAATACTTTTAATAACGTGGCAAA